AAAATTATACTTTTTTTCAACTATTGGATACAAAACATCGTTTTCATTCTTACAAAAAAGACTCCATTTTTTTTCTATGCCAGCAGGAATTCTGCTTCCGCTAAAAACAATGCAAACCCAATCCTTTTTAATTTTTTTAAAACCCGTGTTTATTAAACTTGTTATTGTGTCTTTGCCTTTAAATGTTGGACACAACTCCTTCATTTCTTTTAATTCTTTAGAACCCGTGTTTTGTCCAACAGTACAAATGTAGTCTCTATTAAAACTTCTTAATTTAATTGATCCAATTGTATTTTTTAAACCGATGTAATTCCCATCGGGATTTAAAATCAAGAAACATACTTCCATTATGGTCTTTCTATATTTTCAAAATTATTCAACCAAGGATATATCAAAATCAATTCTTATAATGTCATCCTCAGTTATAGCAGAAGATAGTTCGAATGAACCATCGGATGGATTTGGGGCAAAGGATATTAGCGTCCATGCGTCTTCCAACATCGCTCCCGGCACATAGACTTCCTCGCCTTCAAAAATTCTAACTCCATTTATGTAAACACGTAAAGAACCTTCAATAAAATTAGTATTAGCACTAACAACTCTGTAGTCCTTGTGATTTGGATTTACAATATCTTCGTGGACCGGCACTAAACCATAATAGTGTTGATGAGCGGAGGATGCTGGGAAATTAAGATTAAATCTCACCACATCGGGGGCTTCAAAACTAGGAATCAGGGTGCTTGATGGTTTTATTTTTAGAACCCCTTCCGAAAAACCAACAAAAGAAGATTCATTAGTAAAAATTTCAAAACTGATGTTTTTAGCCTCATCGGCAATATTGGCTAATTTCTCTGATTCTTCACGAGTCATCCTGACATAAAGATCTGTGTCTTGATGATCTTCGATACTGTGAAGAGTTTCATTAATAGACTCAGCTTTTAAACTACCGTCTGGATTTATTGATTGATTTAAACGATTAGACAAACTTCCTTGTGTTCCTATTGCATCACGAATTTGAGCAATAACGTTGTCTAAAGCTAGATTGATTAAATTTTGCCTTCTTAAAATTGCTTTAAGTGGCAAATTGTCTATTTCCCAATGAATTGGGTCCATTGGGCCGTATAAAACCTCAGGTATAAGTTCGATTCTTGGCATTGCAAAACCTTCTTTGTTGTTATTTAAACAAAATTAATTCTCCAGTTGAATGTAAGTTGCATATCCTCTGTTTTATTTAAGTCAGGGAATGTAACCATACTATATAATTGACCATTCGCCATTTGTAAAGCCATTTCGTTTAAAGTAACTCCAACTACTTCATCAAATTTTATGACAGAGGTGAAAATTACTTGAGCGGGTATAGAATTATCTAAATTCGACAAAGCTGGTTTTGATAATCTTGTTATGCCAAACAAACCTTCCCTTCCAGCATTTACAAATTTTTTAACACCATTGTTTGTTCCCCCATCTCCAAAAACCATATTAACTATATTAAATTGAAATTTATCACCTATTTGATTGGCTAAACATTTAGCTAAAGCCCGTCTCCCGCCCAATAAAACGGTGTTTTTAAAATTTTTAATTTCAGAGGTGCCATTTCGACACTCTAAAATAATCTCAACATCCCCAACGGGCTGCATACTTTCAGAAATCATAATTCACCTTCTGTTTTTTCACCATTTTTAGACTCAATCGTAACAAAAATATTTTCTCCGTTTGAAACACTTTCTTGAAAACCGCTACTTTTTGGCATGCTCAAAGCAACAGTAGCTGTGTTCTGGTCTATTTCGGACTCAATTTCACGAATCACAGGGTCATAGCCACTTCTATCTAGACCGCTAAATACAGTAAATCCTACATTTATTTGTTTTTTAGGAAATCTAACTATAGAATAATCCACTGGTTCTCCGCCAAAATTTAAAGTAGTCCAATCTTGTTCTCGACCATTTAAAACCACATCTGTTTTATTAATAGAGGTAATTTTATAAAATTCTTCTCCAATTTTAAACATAAAATTTTGAATAAATGAATTTTCTTGTAAGATTTCATTTTCGTCATTTGGTTTATTTTTACCATTCATCATTTCAAACTCGGATTCATGATCAAATTGAGTTTTTAAGTTAAGTCCCTTATAGCCAAAAAATCCAACTCCATTAATAACCAACCTTCGTCTGCTGTGTACAGAGACGCCCACCGCATCTCCGTTTGAATAATTTTTAATGTAAAAATTATTACCAGATATCTCAGATATAACAAATTCTTGTTGGTTATAGTATAAAAAATCACCAATTTTTACAAAATCATTTATATTCAAAATTGCAGAGTCATTAAAATTTACTAGACCTCTTTTTTCTACAAACAAATTACCAAAGTTGCTGCTGGACACCATTTCTCCCAAATCATCAATTATAGAATAATTTATATTTGTTGCATTTGAGAAAATAAAACTATCGTTTTTGATAATAATGTGTCCATCTAAAATTTGTTCTATATCGAAAGCTACATTTGAATAAGAAGGAATTAAAATTTTATAAACTTCTCCTTCGTAATCATCAAATTTTTTGTGCCATAAAGTTTTGATGGAATGTTTTGTTATATCATTTTTAAAATCATTTAATTTTACTAAATCTTTTTGAAATATTGAAGAGTTTGTGTTTCCATAAACAATATTTGATAAATTAAAAGTAAAAGCCGTCTTGTCTAAAGGTTCGTTAACATAAGATGTGACCCTTGCTGTATTTCCTTCTATTTCATCAATAGTATATGTCCCAACATTCGCAGATGGCGACAATATCTCTAAGATATGGTTTTGTACATTTAACCCCAAGCTTTTAAGTCTGTAGTCGGGAATTATTATTTTTATATGATCATTATAGGCCACGCCAACCTTACCAGACAAAACCGTGACTTGATCGGTAAGGTTTTCTCTTGTAATTAAATAATTGCTTGATCCTTTTTCTAAATTTCTAGTAAAAAAAGGATTTGAGTTTCCAGATAAAATGAATTGAGAATAATCCAATGTAACCAAAGTTTCTATCTTTTCAACCGGCGATTGAACAAATTCATTTACTTCTCCCGTAAATCCGATTGAGTATAGTTGGGCGTGAAAAGGAACATACTCTCGAACTATATCTTGTGCTTCTAAAATCCTGTCGTTGGAGAGTTCTTCAATGCCAACGTCCAAACTATACGAGCTACTCAAACAAGATCTACATGGGTCTATAAATTCTTTATCTATCCGACAAGCATCAAAAGAAGGTCTAGTGGAACCATTATACTCTTCTGCGTTATAAACATTTTCAGAGTAAGCAAATTCAGTTCTGACCCAACCGAATTGGAGAGGGTCAGCAAATGGATGCCTAACAGGAATTAAAACCGAGAACATCGGATCGTCTTCGGCAATTAGTTTAACGTTCCAATTTTTGGGAGGATAATCCTGATCGTCTTCATTTCTTTGATCCATCAAAGGGAGCATTTGTATATAATTTTCTATATTTTGTTCATTATTAGAATTTATTGGATGATATTGATATTGCAATTTAATTTTATCATTTTCATATAAATCCAACCTGTTTGTGGACAACTGATCCCCAACCCATGTCATTCGAATTAAACCGTCTTCTCCAGAACTAAACGATACATTATCAAAGGAAACTTCCGTGTATTCTTGCCCTTCTCTTTTTAACCATAACTTAAAATTTTGACTATTAAATGATACGATATTATCTTTTTCTAAAATAAAACTTACACTGTCTTTTACCTTAAAAACTTGAATCCATGTATACGGAGAAGTAATTTGCCAATATTGAACATATGAATTTAAAACCATCCCAGATTGTGTAAAAGCTTGTTTTAAACCATCTAAAGTTCCCTTCTTTTTAAATAAAGGAATAGCCTCCTTTATTTGCCTTCTCCACAATGTTGGATCACTCGACCTCAATCTGACAGCAAAAAGATTGGAAAGATAATTTAATAAAGATTCGTGAAGAGCATTGGCATCAAATAAATCTATTAATTGATTTGCCATATCCTCCAAAAAAGTAAAACCTTTAGCAACAGACTGATTAAGACGTTCTGTTACTTGGGGGGTTATGTCATTGTTTGAAAGAGTATATTTGTAAACCTCTGGTAAGTAACGTTCTAATAAAGTTTCATATTTATCGTTTGGTGTTACGTGTGCAGGAGTGGCAGAAACGGCTGCTCCATCGCCTTCTACAAAAAAATGCAAATGAGCAGATAACTTTTCACCATCTGGAATCGGTGTCCAAGTCCAACAAACAAAATAGTCGCCTTCTCTTGCGTGACCTTTTGGATCCCATTCGTAATAAAATTTTCCATATTCATTTTCTTTTAATTGCAAATAAGCATTATCAGCGTCAGTTGACAGCCAAGCTGGAAAAGATGACGAGCCAACTTGTTTAACAATTGATCTATCTTTATAATAAAAAGTATTCCTTTGAGTGGCAGAATAGATTTCGGTTTTTATTTTTTCTAATTTGTTTAAATTATCTAAATTAGGGTTGCCACAAAACTCATCTTCGGCTTTTTTTAACTTAAGTTTTAAATTATCATTAACAACCTCTGAGGAATACTCACCAAAATTATCACCCATGAAATCACGTTCAACATAATAAATTGTTAAACTATCGACTTTATAGGGGTTATTTGAGAAGCACCCATCAACTCCTGGTGTTTCGATCTCAATTAAAATAGTGTCGGTTATTTTTGGATTTTCATTTATTTTTTTAAGTGCCATTTTAATTCGTTATTCGTAAATAAAATTGATTTCTATATTGGCCGGTCTTATAATCTCATAAAATTTTGTTGTCACAACAAGACCTGAGTTTGATTCATTCGAAGTATTTAAATTCACTTCGACTTGCCTTATTTCTGGAACGTCTGAGGTGGTTTTGATGAGATCTACAGCAATTAAAGTTTTTCCATAGTCCCAATTGTTTAAAAGAAAAAAATTATTGACACGACGATTGACTTTTTCTAAAAACTCTTCTTCAAATTTTCTATAAAATTTATCCATAGTTATATCAATTGCAACATCAACTTCTATAATGGATCCGTCTTTAATACAAATAAGGTCTGTCATCATTTTTTTATTATCTAAGGATTCCAACAATTCAACTTTTAAACCATTGTCAGAAATTACAAGATTATCTTGATCTTGTCTTGCCAAAATATAAAGATCAATTACATTTGCGGCACATCCATAATTTCTTAAAACTGCCTTTGCTTTTCCAACTTGACCATTATAATCAGTAGAGAATTGATTTGCAAAAGCTTCAATGTCATCACCAGACACAACCCTATTTTGTGTTCTGAGCCAATGTGGTAATTTTCTTTTTATATCATCAATCCCATCACCAGCATAACCAAATTCGCCTTTTGTATAGTTTCTAAAAGTTACAGGGACTCTAAAATCAAAACCTGGAACAATATAATTTTTTTGAATCTCAACCGACCCGGTGACTATATTTCCAACCACACCGCCTCCCACTCGATACGAAACACGAATATCTGCATTCAAAGAAGGCATTTGTCCAGCACGATTATTTCCAAAAATTATAAAAGCGTTATAAATTGTGTTGTACTCAACTCTAAATTCTTTTTTCGGTTGAGACTCTGAAAAATACTCGACCTGCGTCCACTCATTGCCATCCACTGACACCTTTATAGAATTTGAAAGAACTGGGCCTTGTGGCAAACCAATAAATTGATTTGATTCACCGGTTCCTCTTGCATTTTGCTCAAAAGTTTGACCTTCAACGCCCACTATGGCTGTTGTTAAAAAAGAGCCTGCTTGAATGTAAATGTTTTGACCAAAAATAGGTTGATTATTTTCATCTGCTGCAAAAAGTTCAATATATCTTTGCCCCTGCTCAGAGTTAAAAGGAATCTGCAAAGGGGTTGGGATATCTAGATCTGTTTCCAGAACATTGTTTATTGTTGCAGACCATAAGGATCTTGATCCTATTGGAGGTTGGGGTTTAAATCCCACCAACAAACTTAAACGAAAAGCGTTGTCAACCTCACTCACCGTATCTATAAATATTTCATTTGCTATTTGATCCATTTTAAAACTAAGAGTATCAGCAATAAAAGCCCAATTTTCAATGAGCATAATGGCCAAGTCTGACTCTACAAAGTCGTTGAAAGAATCAGCGAACTTTTCTTTTATAAAAGAAACGAGTCTAGATTTCATTGACCAAAAGTCTTGATTTGTATAATTCAAGTTCACAAGGTTAGGAACTTTAACCAAATTAGATTGATCATAAGGAGTTATATCAAAAGGACAATTTTCATAAGCCATAATTAAGCACCAACGGGCCTTTCTAACACTAATTCTTCAACAGATTGGATGTTCTCTGGGTCTATAAATTTTATGCTTATATATAAGATAGCATCTTTTTCATCAAAAGAATCATATTGATTTAAAGAAGATTTTGGAGCGTTTGATGTCACCTGTATATCCGAAACAACTATTCTGGGTTCCCAGGTAATAATTGATTCGGCTATTATTTGTCTTGCTTTTGATTCTAGGGTTTTATCGTTTGGCTCAAAAAACAATTCCCTTAAAGGAGTGCCATATGTTGGCAACATAACTCTTTCTCCAGGATTTGTTAATAAAAGTTGCAACAGATCTGCTTTAATTTGGTCAACCCCAGTTTTTTGGGCCATTATGCCTCTTGGTGTTTTTACAAGCGGATATTGCAATCCTAAAAATTTACTACTATTTGTCATAATTTAATCAACGTTATTGTTTACTTCTATTATACCTATGCCCGTGTCTATCTTCACATTTGGAGGCTCAGGTTCTGGGTGTTCGCATCCTGGTATCCTACAGGGTAAACAAGCAGGACACGGATGCCAACCAGAAGCAAAGACTCTTTCGCTCATTGATTTTTGAGTCCAATGAACAATACCAGTTAATGGACACACAACGGGACATCGTGCTATTATAACACTATAAACACATGGACCCTTGCATTTTTTAGGCGGCTTGGGCGGGCAATCCCGTCCAGCAAGTAACAGAATTCTTTTTTCCGCAAAAAAAACGTGTCTTTTTCCAGAATATCTAAAGTCCACATCTTCGCAGCCTCTAATATGTTTTCTTGAAACATAAGTGATTTTATCGGAAGGATTACATTCTTTATCGCCAACTAAAACAACGTCAAAATCATAAGTTTGACGAACTGAATGACCCCCAGCCCGAAGATAAATGCAACCCGCTTGACCCTTGGGGCGACCTTGAAACCTTAAAATATGTGGCCCTCTATATCCGCAACTCGGCAGAGAATTGCAAGCCTTGTCGGACTGGGGGCTAACACATTGTGGGTGCAAAATTTGTATCCATTGTTTTTGTGTTGTTTGTTGACTGAAGTCATCATTGTACCTCATCTCCAACCCGTAACCTGATCTTATTTGAATATATGCTCTTGTTGCATTTGGGATTGGCTTTCCTCCTTCACGCCTACAAGGAGAACATTGGCTCACTAAATGATCAATCATTTTAATCACATGGTTCGATGTGCTTTGCATGTGAATCCCACGATCTTCTCCGCCCCTACACACCGGAATTGTGTGATCATTTAACTCTATTCTATTTCCCGAAGCAGAGAGAAGTTTAATATAATTTATATTGGGCCTTCCTGGTTTTCCTCCCGTGCATAAGCCTTGCTTCTCAACATCGCTCATCATTATCGAATGACCAGTTGCACTTTTCCAATATGTTCTTCCTTGAAATAAATCGCTACAACCAAAATCAAAAGGTTGCATACTTCGTTCCCACTCAGGCTTGCCTTTGGGTTCCTCCACAGAGTCATCCATCACCCAAGTGTGTCCAGCTATAGATAAAAATTGAATACCTGACTGCGGAAGATCGCACTTGTTGTTTTGTGGAGTTTGTGGTCCCTTATATGGACGACATTCATTTTTATGCTTAAAAAAAGGATTTGCTCCACCTTGAGATTTGCAGTATTTTGTCTCTGGGTCGCACGGGGTAGAAGTGTGTCCTCCTAAAATCCTGGAGCATTGGGTTTTGCTTTTTCCCTCGCAATTTGGTTCGCAACCAGCACCTTTTTCCACAGGTTCCCCGTGAAAATTACTAAAATAAGGAAGTCTATCTTTGTGTATAGAGCAAACATCAACATCGCCCCCGCCTGGATCAGGGGGGCAACTTGGATGTGCCCACTGACCGCCATAATGAAGATGATCGTCCTTGAAGATCATCCAATTTCCACAACCCGACATTATCTCTAATCTTTTCCATCTCCTATTACATTTTGCGTTTCCGTCAACCATCTTCAACATGTGTTTTTCAGGAGTTTTAAAGCCATAAATATTTGGATATGTTGTTCTTTTTTGTTCATTAGGATCAAAAACAAATTTTTTAATATCGTAAATATCGCTACCGTTATAAGACTCTGTATTCCAGGGAGGATAAACTTGAGACTCGTCATCTGGTCCAACCAAGTATCCTTTTCTGTGTCCTTGATAAACACGCTGCCATTCACGAGAAGGAAAAATGTCCATTATATCTTGCCCACCGGGCTTTCGATCCTTAGTCCAAGCTGTTCCCAAATAGAATGCAGACTCAACATTTCCTGCTTCAAAAAGCATCATTATAACACTACCAGCAGGTGGAACCCAATTTAAACCACAATCATCAAATCCACCCATAGCAGAAATGGGTTTGGCAAACGGTAATGAAAATAAATCGGACTTGGGATCGTGTAACTTGGGGTGAAAATATCTTACACGATTCATTTTCCAAGGATCCACAGTTTCAACACAGAGAGCCCTAGTTAAATTTTGTATAATATTTGCTTGTCTTCTTTGAGGAAATCTTCTTTTTTTTGATGCTTTGCCACTATAGCCAATCGCATTCACAGCTTGCTCTAAAGAAAATAATCTATTGAAAACACTATCCATCAAACTCGACATATCTGTGGAGTTTGATTGAGACGGGCTAAAAGGACTATTTTGATTTAAAGACATATTTTTCTTTCCTTTTGTTTAAATATCAGCAAGTTGGTGGTTGCCATCCGCCACTCCAGGCACCCAGTTTGCCGCCACTTTTGGGCGTTTTGTGATCAAGACCAGGAACTTGAAGCTCTACACTTATTCTAGTAGAGTATTTTCCGGCTTCAATTGTGTGACCAATACCAGTTATTCTCCAAGATTTATTACTAAAAACCGGGTTGCAAACAGGTTTAGCCAACCACTCGCCACACATGCTCCCCCCATCGGGAGATATGTAATAAGGATTAATTAAAACAATAGAAATAACATGAACATGCATGGCTCTAAAAGGAGGACAAAAAGTTGGATCCCCAACAACAATTAAATCCGCCGCAATTCCTCCGAAATGACTAATTCTCAAGGCTTTTTTATTTTTGGTGTCTCTTTGAGCACTCTCCTTAACAGCCTCGCCACCCTGCATATCGATCTCTCCGTCAGAAGGTTCAGTTCCGGTTACTTGTCCAGCACCCTCTGTATTTTTGGCAGATAAAGAAGGACATTCGGAGCCAGGATTTTTGGATCCCTCTGTTTGCATGGCATTTGTTGTAACATCGCCAATATTTCCACCAGCATCTGATGTCAAAGCCCCAAAATCCCATTTTACTTTTGGATTAAATTCCAAAACTGGACTTGATCTTGATCCATTTACAATATATGTTCCTAAATTGTATTTGTCCCAATAAGAATCATCCTCATTCTCGCACTCAGTTTTTGATGATTCCCAAAAAGTTAATTCCCCCTTCTCAGAGTTGCTATTGTATCGAGGAATCCAAGGCTTTTTGTTAATAGATAAGCTTTTATCCACCCAAGCTCTAGCACAATCTAATTTATTCCTACCTTGTGAGTTCCACACCATTTTTGGTCCCTTTTTTCTCTCCTCTGGGTCATTTGTTGGAGAATCAAAAATTTCATCCCTACCTGAAACTAACTCGGAGTTGGGGCCTGTTATTATTTTAAAAACCACGCTGCCTATATTCGGAGGCTCAGAGGAGCAAAGCACTTGATTCAATGCATCCAAGAGATGTATTGCTTTATCTCCTAATCCTCCATTGTTTTTTTGCGTGGCACCCTCTGGCATATGATGACAAGTATCACGACCAGTTAATTCAAATATTTGTTTTCCCTCTGCAAAATTAGCTTCTACATTATCAACAATCAAATAGTAACATGGAGATTTTGACCTGGGTATGTCGTTTGGGCATCCACTTTTTACCCACCCAAATTGCACCTTCATTAATAATGTGGCCGGGTTTGCATTCTTTAAACAATACCAATCTTTTATAAGGTGTTTCATGAATTCTTCAAAAGAACCACCTTGGGTGTCGTGAATTGTAACACGACAATCTGTTCCATCAGAGTGTCCTAAACTGAAGCTTTTTATCACTGCGCAATGTTTTGGGTTGGTGGCATCTGAGGATTTGTTGCTGACTGTTATTGCCGCACCTCCTCCTTGGTAAGATTGGTCTACAAAGTCAATTGCTACCCAAGGAGCAAGAACATGACCAGATTCGGGTAATTTGACTATTCCCGATCTATATTGCTCCACGCAGTCGGTTCTCTTTACTGAGCCGGTTGGAAAAGAAATTGCTTCACAAGTAATTATTCCCATTAATTTCCTTAAAAAATTCTATTAGGTAAGATGATGGTGGTGCCTGCTTTAAAATCCCATATATCTTTCATATTATTAACTTCAAGTATCATCCACCAATTATCTACAAAACCATAGGCATCATAAGAAACCAAATCCGGTCTATATTCAACACCTTTTGTGATTAACATAACCTGTTCATTGCCAGTTTTGTTATAAGCAGATCTGTTGTAGAGATCAAAAGTAATTATTTTTTTTTCTCCATAATAAATAGGAGTGCTTTTGAGATAACGGCTCCCTTGCGACATGAATTGTCTTGCTTCTATGCCTGCTGGTTCTATTACTTGTCCCATTAAAACCTCTATCTAGGAGAATTAAATATTCGTGAACTTTTTGCCATTTTTATAATGTCTTCTTGAAAAGGTAAAACTTCTGATGTGTAAACGGCCATCCAACTTAAATCAACACTAAATCTAAAAGGGCAATATGTTTCTTCTTCCCAAGCCACCTCTGTTGGGAATTTAACACTGTACGATTGTAAAATTACGCACAATTCATTGCTATCTATAAGTTCTCCGCATTTTATTCTACAAATAGGAGGAGGTTGATAAGGAGCAGTGTCAACACTTGCGCTACTGCCGCTTCTAGGATAAACAGCACTTTGAATCATTCTTAAATATAATAAATTTTTTGCTCCATCCCCAGGATTTACTATAAAAAAATGAACCGTCATACTTATGGTTCTATCTGCCGAATGTGAGTATGTGTAAAGTGGAAAACTTCTACCTTGTATCGGCTCCCCATTATAAACAGCATTTTTGGTGTCGCTTAAATCTGGTAGGTTGTCTAGTGGTATAATTCCTTCTTTGCTGCCACTAACAAGACCGGCTCCTGGTATAACAACATAGCAATCAGGAATTTTATTTAGAGAACCATTTATAGTAGATTTCATTAATCACCTCCACGACCCTCTGTATTAACAGTTCCGGGTGTGTAATCGCCATATGGCAAATCCCACTTACCGGTGACAAAATCACGAGCTATTGATTTAACTCCGGTGGCCTCTGGTGGTGCGCCTCCAGACGCAGCAGATCCGAGTATATTAGAGTAAGAAGTTGTTTGTGTTGACAATCTATCTCTAATTTCCTGTAAATGTTTTATCATCATATCTAATTTAGTAGATTGCATTCCTGTTAAATAGTTTGCAATAGTATCCATACTTGGCAATATAGAGGAGTTACCCGTGGGTTGTTCTCCGTATTTTGATTGCATAACAGCAGATTCCATTCCATATCGACTTATTCCTAAAGTACCCACCTCGCCCTTCATCTGATCACGATAATCCATATAAGTTGGATTAACAGACTGATTGCTCATGTCATCTGTGTAATCCATTGGGTTAGATTCTATATCTCCCTTTTTATCGGATCGATAATCTAATTCATTAATCTTAGCCGAATCAGCAGCCTCCGAGGCTTGACGATCATAATCTAAAGCACGACTTGTTTCTAAAACAACATTTTTTTCAAGATTAGATTTATTTTTTATACTATTTTCTATAGCACTTAAATTGTACCTATTTAAATCAAAATTTTGGCTTCCTTGTATCTTTTTTAACATCAAATCAGATTCACTATCGTTGGCCTCGCTGGGTTGGCTTGGGTCAAACATACCCAAAGAAGATACCCCAACAGATCCTTTTGTTGATCCGAATATTTTAGAACCGACATTTGATAAAAGATTGATAATGTCGCCAACAATCGGTATTGGGGCAGTTGTCATGAAATCTTTTGGATCCACATAACTCGCACCCAATTGTTTGAAATAACCCTCCTCAGCCTCTCCGGTTTTTTCAAAATCAAAAACACCCAAACTCTGAGGGTTGGCTTCGATAAAGCCTTCCGGTTCTTTAAATTTTTCTTTTAATAATTCACTTGTTTCAATATTTTTTTGGTTGGGTTGACCTTGCATTAATTGGTTGATCATTGGTAGTGCCAGGGAACTCATTCCACCTGTCACTCCAGAAAGTGAGCCTGCAATTAAACTTGGAGCAATATTTTTAATGCTGTATTCTAATGAAGAATCTTGTGCTTCGGCTGCTTTTTCATTATCAAATAAACCTAATTGATTACTAGAAACCTCAGGTTTGTTTATTTGTTTATCTGCTGATGCT